GGGCCTGGTACTGACATGATGAATTCAGCACCAGCTCTGTCGTAGGCATAACGCCGTACTTCATCGCGGCGATAGTTCGCTACGTATAAAGCTTCCGCAAGACGATCACACTCACGGCTGTAAATCTCCCAATAGTCCTTGTCCGCTTTTAACGGTTCAGACTGGAAAATTGCACGCTCAGTGTCACCTGTAATCCGCTCGACGCGGCTAGGTTGCGGCTGATCAGCAATCCGAAAGATCTGCGAAACCTTGAAGGCCTTGTCGCAGCGGTCTAAATGTTCAAGAATTCTCGAATAGAAATAACTATCCGGGACTCTTGCCATTGCCTCTTCCAGACGGGCAATATCCCCCGCCGGGAGATTAGCTCCGACGTTGTATCCCAAATGGAAGCGACAACGGCTTTTGTCGTAGTCGTTGAGCTCCAATGTTATTCAGCGACCTTTCAGTAATTCTATGCGAATCAGTCGATGTAAATTAAGTCGGCTGCGATAACCTCGTCCCAGTCAACACGACCGATCTTTTTAAGCTGCTCGAGATTCTTGAAACGTTCGCCGGGGAGAGACAACCTCAGCTCAACGATCTTCTTGGCCGTCGCATAGCCAATACCTTTGACGTGCTTGGCGATACCTTCAGCAGTGCCGACATTAAGGTTTAACCTCGTGTCAGCAGGGATGATTGTTTCAGGAAGCTTATCTTCGTCTACCTCGACTTCAGCGCTTTGAGGTTCGATCGAGACTCCATTTCTACCCTTACCCGCTTCATAACCAACTAAGTCAGCAAGAGCTACATAAGCGACAGACCCGCTGGAGTTCTTCACCATTGCCCATTCCTTGTCATGGTGGGAAATGAATTCAACTAACTGGCCGGTCTTGGTGTTTTGATACAGCGCCATAAATGCAATAAAAAAAGGGCGGCTGGTGGCCCAGACGCCCTCATACTAGAGAAAAGACTGAAGAATCAGCTCTCAGTCAAATAAGGCAGCATCGTGTTATCGGCGCTAGCTACTTCATCATCGAGATAGTACGAGACTTCACAGATGATTGGAGTACCGCCAGATGCAGTAGAGCTCAGAGTGTTAGAGCTAGCTACGTTGCCTGCGGATGTGCAGAGAAACACTTTCAGCGTCAGAGCGTTGGAAAGTGCTGCACCAGAAGCATCGCTCGCTCGGCCAGTGCCAGGAGCAATAGTTGTACTTGCAACAGTCAATGAAGCGGCCACAGTACCTAGAGCGGTAGTGGCGATTTGACCGGTTGCAGTTGCAGTTGCAGCTGAAGCAAGCTTCAGGGTCTCGGTGTTAGTGCCAACGAGACCAGAAGTTGCAGTGCCTACGCCTTTTTCTTTGCGAGTGTCAGACACACGCAGTCCAAGGGAATAAACAGTTGCGCCCTGAGGCACAGTCAGTCCAGTGATGTCAGGGCGAACCTTGTCATCAGCACGCATGTCGGGGCTAGGGATGACAACGTCGAATGACGCTGCACCAGTAGAACCAACGAGCGCATAACCAACCTTGTGGTAGTACACACGGCCAGGGACGGCTACAACAGGCTGACCCTGGTAGCTACTCAGATCGGTAACCCAGTTACCGGGAAAAATTTTCTTTGCCATTGTTTAGTTACTCCTATCAATAAACGAAGGAATAAGCAATGGTGATGAAGTCGCGGTTAAGCACTTCAAAACCAGCAAACAGCGACCAGATCATGATGATGAATCGTGAGAAATCATCATTGTTGTTCAACAAGATCTGAGCGTTGTTACCACCAATGCCAACGCCGACTGCCTGAGGACCGAAGAAGATCATCGGTGCCGCAGTGGTCACCTGATTGGTGATCGTTGGGTTAGTGGCGTCTGCAATAGTTACCTGCAGAGACTTCTCAGCAAGGTTGGTGGATTCGAACCAACGAACACCTTCAAAGAGGAATCCAGTTGGCATAACAGGTTGACCTGCTACGAAACCAGCCTGTCCGTAAGCGGGACCCATGCCATAGAAGAAGTTGGCATTAGGAGCCTGCTCAGGTTGCAGGGGATTGACCATACCGTTACCGGCATAACGAGCAATCTCACGGAAAGCATCGTTCTGACGGAGATGCATCATTGCAGTTGGATCTGCGATGCAACGGTAATAACCATCAGCAAAGGTTGGGACATTGCGCTTACGCATGTCCTTAACAACCTGCAGCAAGTCTGTCTTTACGTCAAACTTGGCAGATTCACCAGCACCGTAGTTAAGGAACGGAGCGGAGGATGCCTTGGTTTGGCCGAGTGGGTAGTAGTAACCACCAGCATTGTCGCTAGCAGGACCAGCAGCTTCTGCTTTGAAAAGTTCGTCAGCAAAAACGCGATCACGCCAACGGCGGTAATCGTCCAACAGTGTCAGTGAACCGATTGACTGGTGGAAGACGTTCAGGTTGCCGGTATCAAGCAGCAAGCGCTGAGCGGTGAGCAGAGTTTCACGAGCAACCTTGAAGGTTGAAGGTGAAGTTGCATCAGTAGGGTCTGCAGGTCCGGTGTATTCCTTAAGGTTCACCAGAACCTTGTCTTTAACAATAGAGCGGCTAGATGCTGTGCCCAAAGTTTGATCAGCAGTACGCTCTCGGGAATCCTTGTTGCCAGGATTGCCCCAGAAGCGATAACGATCAAGCTGGACAGTCTGGCCGGGTTGCTTAGCGAAATCGTGAACAACCACAGGCTCCACAGCCATCTCGATGATATAACCGGGATGGGGGCGGTAAAGCTCAGCACCTAGCAGCTTGGGAAAATCATTATCAATCCACATGGATCGAAATTCCTCAGCTGTAAGGGTTTATAAGCACAACTACTGTGCTTCTTATTACTATAGTTGTGTTCTATAGGGAGCAAATTTGGACGTAGTAGATGTCCGTGGGTTACTGAGTTTACTTCTGACTGATGGGAGCCTTGTCTCATATCGCACTCCAGGTGGTGGTTATATTCAGCTGACTCTGACGGCTGGTATAAATCAATCAGCATTTCTCGATGACAAAGTTCGAGAATTCAAAGAATTCCTACCATCAAAAGCAAAAATTACTCCCTATAAAAGCTCCCCAAGGGCTAATGGGAGACAGACCTCTGTGCTCAGGTTCAGAGTATCTACCAACAAACTGAGGCCTGTCTACAACTTGCTCTACCCCGGCGGTGAACGATTAATCAATCAAATAGCTCTTGACCTGCTAGGCGCAAGTGCTGCTGCATGGTGCTGGGCTCAAGGGGCTCACATTCGGCCGGACATGAGCGCAGAACTTTCTCGAGTTGGCAAAACATACATGGAGGGAGCTCGCATGCAGGCTTGGATCTCAATGCTGACAGGAGCACAACCAGTCTTAGGGGAGCATCGACAACACCCAAGGCTGTACTTCACTCCATCTGAAACCTTGAAAGTGCAAACCGCACTCATTCAATACGCACCTCCCAGTCGCATTCATCTTTTTAAAGGAGTCACCCCAGATGTCTGCTCAATTCGTAGCTCGCGCACTGAGCTTTTGTTTGGGGGTGGGGACAATAGCTCTAAAGGGGAGAAGACAGCGGCCATGGCTGGAGATCGTCCGTAGCGAAACAGAAAGGCCGTATCTGAGTCACCAACTAAAGCAGCTTCGTGATGCACATCTAGGCAAGCTTGAGTTCGTGACTGACGTCCTCCCCTGCGACGGTTTTTATGACGATGTACGTATTCGCGTACGCAGCGATGAGCTTTACAGGGCATACGAGCTGATGTATCCACGAGACAAAAAAATCGTGACTCCTCAAATCCTGGACATCACCGGCATTGTCGGACTATCCGCTCTCTGGTCAGATCGGGGCCGAATAGTAGGGAGGGTCGGCAAGGCTCACACTCGATTTACCCCAGAAGGAAACATTGCCTTGGCAAGCTGGTGTAATAAGCACAATTTCGAGTGCAAGGTGATGGCAAGACTAGATAAAAGTTATGGGATTCAATTCACGAGAGAGTCGACTAAAGATTTCATAACTGCTGTGCGTCCCCATACCCACAAAGTCATGAGGAAACGGTTCAAGCCGACACCAACTCGTCGATAAGATGAACTTGCTCCGAAGAAGAACTACGTCAGGAGCTGATCCCCAACAATCCAGGAGTCCGGGTTTTTGTAGTTTCAACGGGCTGGCAACTGATCCACTATGCATTTGGCCCATGTGTAGTGGCACCTGGAATTTTACTTAGACAATCACAGATGACTATGGACACTGATTGCGTCGACGGTTTCTGTCCAATGAAGAATCCCTCTGAGGCGAAAGATCCACGGGATATCTTCTTTGCGCCGATCGGGGGAGATGACAGCCCTAAAAAGCCTACTTTTCGAGAAAAATTTATGGACTTCTGCGATGACAACCCAAATGATGTGAAGTGCAGGCTGTTTGACGTATAGTCCTTTTTTGTTTTTCTTAGACTGACGCAATAACTAAGTTGCGCCAAGAATGGCTGTCTTTAATAAACTCAATGGTTTTGTAGAGCACTTGAGTGAAGGTGTGCACAACCTGGGCAGCGACCAGCTAGTGCTCGCACTGAGTAACGTTGCACCATCATCCGAAACGACGCCGCCATCATCGACAACGGCTGGTTGCGTCCTCGCGAACGTAACTGAAATTACCTACACCGGGCTAAGCACTAGAGATCTAACCACAACAAGCTCTGCCCAGGCTTCAGGTACTTATCGCCTCGTCCTCGACGATCTAACTCTTAGTTCGACGGGAACTGTTGGTCCTTTCCGATACATCTACCTGTACAACACAACGCCAACCAGTCCTGCTGACCCGCTGATTGGTTACTTCGATTACGGAGCAAACTTGACCCTTAATACAGGTGAAAGCTTGACGATCGATTTTGACCAAGCTTCAGGCGCAATCACCCTGGGTTGATCCACCGATCGAGGTAAAACATGCCAGCGGTTCATCCCGATCTCGCCGCTGGGACGGCATCGTTCATATTCACCCCAACAAACGCCGATCTAATCTGTCGGCGGGAAGTTGCTGGCACTGGTAATTTCAAGACAAAAATAAACGCTGTTTATCGCTTAAACAGTGAAGTTACTTTCATAGGCGCAGAAACAAGCGAAAACGCAACGGCTGTCATGCCGAGCCACCAGGCCAATGACTTGCTGCTTGTTTTCGCATTTAATGGCAATGGCACTGGGATTCCTATAGCGCCATCAGGGGAAGGCTGGGAAACAATAAAAACTAACGGTGTGAACCCTAATGGCTATCACCTTGCATATAAATTCGCAGCTACCAATACGCAAACAGTTGGACCTTGGGTTGGTTCAACCAGGACCACTGCTGTCGTTTATCGAAATGTTCGCAAGATTCCAAACGATACGTCTAGTTCAAAAAACTTTTTATCGACCAAAATCCTCTATCCGTCTATAGCTACAGAAAACTCTGGCGGGACTCGAGTTGTATATTTCAGCACTAGCAAACAAAACCTAGATTCTGCCCTAACGCCCGCTGATACAACCACAAGAATATCCACCCAAGCGATCAGTGGCTCAGCTCCAGGCATTGGATTACACGATCGACTACTGCCTAACGGTACTGAACTCCTAGGCGGTAGTAATACCACTGTTACCTCCACCAAATCGCAAGTTGTTGCGATTGAACTGCTTTCTGGAGTACCGGAGATTCAGGCGCAATCAGTTGGATTTACAACTGGCCTGAATGGCGACATATTTAAGAACAGACTTTCCCTAACAAGTAGACCATATAATGTCACACTGCCACAGGTATTTTGGTCTTATAAAAGTTACTATACGGCCAACTCGGCGACATTCAGTCATTCAATATCTCCTGTCGTAACGCCTCGAGGCTACTTCAGTCAATTTCAGCAAGGTGACTTTCATCTTTCTGTTGCACAGGCAATATTTGCTAGGTACTTAATAGCTCAGCCAGCCTCTGGAGGCTTCGCATTTACCGAGGGGTTGATTGATTTCGCCAAAGGCTTTTTTGCTAACGCAGAAGCTGGCGTATTCTCTGCAACTTTCTACGACACACTATTAACGCACTTTGCCACGCTACAGGCGCTATCCGGCAAGTTTGACGTAACGCACGTATCGACTGCACTGCAACGAGCGCTCATTGAAGCGCTGGCCGCTGCAATATTTAATTCAACAACTGCCGCTGTCGGCATCAGAAACGATGCGGCCTCGTCGCCAAGTGGTGGACCATTCAAGCCTGCTGCCCCGTTCCACCTACAGCCAAGCCTGGTCCAGTACAACTCGATCAGCAAGTCACGCGATTTAGGGGTCGTCAGTAATTTCCTTGGCTTATTCGCAGGCAAGATTGGCTCACAAACAGGAGCGCCATCCCTATTCTTCAAGCTCAAAACGCTTGGTCCTGCGGACTTACGAATCCAGAAAAAATCAATCAATAAATACACGGATGGATATATCTCTGTAGCGATTGCGGACGCAAACCGCAAGCCAGTAAGTGTTAACGACTTTGGGTTTGCCTACCAAAACGAAATTCTCAATACAGAAATCGAAGAGTTTGCGCTTCCCATGCCAGCCGGTGAGTACTACTTCATCGTGAGTAGCAGCCAGTGGCAAGAGCTTCCTTTCAGTATTGAAATTCAGGCCATTCGCTTCTCTTCTCTTTCTGGTGTTATCACGCTCACCAATCAATCACTGGCACGATTTGCTATCTCCAAGATGAAGGGTGCGGCCCCAATTACAGGACCGTTCCAGGCCACTATCCCCACAGCTTCGCAGCTAAAGCAACCTACTGGGCCAGTTCTACTTACTTCTGGAAGCAGGGGAGCGCTTACAACTCCAGAAGGTCTTGCGCTTATGAGAATGTTGCCTACAGGGCGACTCAAGATGACGCACAAAATTACTGGTACAGCGTCAATTAGCGGAACGAATGTAGCTACGCTTAGTTCAGCTCCGCCGTATGGCGGCGGTTACGGCCCTTGATACTGGGCGCTGCCACACACATTTAGATATTGAAAGTTCATGGCATTTTCGGAGTACTTTGCAACGCAAGTTCTGAGCTGGGTCAAAGGGGCACCATTTCCGACTGCACTCGCAAATGTCTACGTGTCATTGCACTCCTCAGATCCTGGCACTGCCGGGTCTAGTGGTGATGTAACTAATACAATCACCAATTCTGTCAACAGAACTACTATCTCCAGCGCAGCCCTCAGCGCAGTTGCTGGAGCATCTGGAGGAGGTTTTGAAATTACAAATACGGGAGTAGTCCAGTTAACTACCTCGGCCAATAACAGCACACCAATTACTGTCACTCACTTTGGAGTTTGGGACGCTGCTAGCGGGGGCAATTTCCTGGCCTCTGGTCAATTAACTTCCTCGGTTGACGTCGAGTTGGGTGACACCGTTCAGTTCAACATCAACGCCATGGCTGTGAGGGTCGTCTGATGCGCATCGGAAGAGGACTTGCTGCAGAACCGCATAAAGACCCAATCAAGAAAAGAACGACTCAAGGCCAAGGGTCACGCAGTCGCCCTAAGAAAGGTAAAAAACTTTTGCGTGGGCAAGGGCGCTAGTACGACCAAGTACAGCAAGGATTCACTCCTCCTCGAGGATGAAACGTTCCGCCTTCTCGAATATCTATATGCACAAAACCTTTTTGGCATCCCTCGCCTAAGCCACCACTCCAACGACGGCTTATCCATTTATAAAACGACTTGCAGCTGTCATCTACTGGGTAGACATCCAATGCCATGCCCTTGGCGTGATACGAGCCGGAGACGCCACCTATTTCCGTATTGATAGGTTCCGGTCTGTAGCCACTAGTGACGCCTAGAGGGCCTCCCCACGCCTCTCTGACAGCGTCAAATTGCTGGGCGATCAATATGATTGCCGACTCCTCGCCACTCCCGCTCTCGGGCTGCCTGCGGGAGTCAT